GGGGGCGAGGAAGGCCTGTTCCAGCAGACGTGCGCCCTCGGGCTTGAAGAAGATCCGGCTCTCGAAATCCAGGCCCGGGGATAGGCCCATCCAGGCATGGGACGGACGGGCGTAGCAGTAGATACAGACGTGTTCACCGGTTCATTTCCTTGTTCTGCTGCCTTGGCCGTTTGCCCACTATTGCCTTCAGATGGCCTTTCGACCGTCTCTAAAGGAATAGAACAGAAAGAGAACATCGGAACAAGCCTTGCGTTCCCGGTGCGCGGGGATCGTGCGACCGATTCTGTCGCACCGGGTTTGGGACGGCTTCGAAGTGACTTCGGTTGTTGCTTCCGACGTTCGTCGTCAGTTCGATCAATGAGCCGTCCGACGCCTTCGAAAACGTCTGGCATCGTTATCATTGGCGATAGCGGTGTCTGCGGCACGCGAGATCGGCAACGTCGCCATGTTGGACGTTCAACATCAACTTCAACGACTGCTGCGTGCTGGCGACGGCGAAACAGCGGCTATTCCCGTCATGTTCGGCAAATAGAACGACGTATGTAGCGGTGTATATTCGGTCAGTATCGGTGACTTCGTATTCGTCATTGCGTTGTTCGGAACAATGACAAAGGACTGCGTGTAAGTGTGGCGGTGAGCCACACTTTAAGTTCGTCGAGTTAGGCGGGTGATACGCACTCCGTCGTTGTCGAGCGTGTCAAGTTGCACTGCCTCAACCGTGTCATGGTCAAGTTATCCTAATATCTACTGGATATCTTCTGAAAATCCCTCTGGACCAAGGGGTGATTCGGGGATAGACCCGTTCTCGTTGGCGTCAGCCAGCAGAAAGCCCCAACCCGTTAGGGAAGGGGCCTCTGATATCGAGAAAGGAGGCAGCGATGTTTCAGCATCGCTCGGCTCTACCGCCCGTGCGGGGGGATGAAGGCGAGGTGATCCCGTCAGATCACCAAGCTACCCCGCCGGTGCGGTATCCGGCCCTCTTGTTAAGAGGAACGAACAGGGCGGCCCTTGCGGGTCGTCCTGTTTTTCGTTGTGCCAGAGTCGGTGGCGGAAGTCACGCGAGAAAGTGCCCCCCGGTTCACATGAATAATGACGGGCACACGCCGCCTGTATAAGTTTACAGAATAAAAATAAAGGAACGAGCGGAGCGCGTTTTACCAATGTTTCAGACTTGCGGGCATGTCGTTGCATGAGTGTCGGTTTGTAAGCAACGGAAAGGCACGTCACACCATTCCGGGGATTTTTCTATTTTGGCCCCACGACTATTTCAGGCTGCAAAAACTGAAGACACCCAAGCACGATCTCAACCAGACGCAAGAAAATCGACATAAGGAATCCGATTGCATACCCCGGTAAGCGATCTATCCTTCTCGGTCGATGTTGGGGGAAGAGATGCGTTTACAATCGTTTGGGGTAGTGCTGGCATTCGCTCTGGTCGCTTGCGGGGATCGCGCAGCACCAGAAGATCAAACAAAAATCGGTGCGACTGGCGCGGTCCAAGGACAGACTCCCGACGCGGCGTTCATGAACACCTGCCTCCGATCCTATCAGGGGGTGCAACTTGTATCGAGCGGAGCGTCAGTGCGGCGCACGATTGAAAGCTTCAAGCTTGCCCCAACCGCAACCACCCGATGGGAAAGGGTGAATGACGACTCATACATCCTTCGTATGGAGAACAACGACCCTTTGACCGGCGGAAACGTGAAGATCGGTTTCCAGTTTGATCGCCAGAAAGGCGCCGCCAACATAGCACGGTGTGATCAAACAGAAGGAGTCACTGACCTCTCTCGTATTGTGGTCAATGGAACCGAGTTGCCAAGCCAGAATCACTTTGATGCCATGGTCAGCATGTTGGATTTTGAGCGGCTGGCTCAAGAGTCTGCGAATGAGCAAAACGCCGTTGAGGTGCCACCGAGCCAAACGGCGGGTGCCGTTGCCCCGGCGGTAGGGGAATGCGCCGGGGGCGATCAAGCCATTTTGCAGTGTATCCGCAACAAGCTGAACGATACGAACAGCACGGCAGGGGATGTAGCCGCTGGTATAATCTCTGACAACAAACCCAATAAGTTATCCGAGCTTAAGGCGATAAATGATGAGTTGGCTGAACTCAACCAGTTCTGCGAAGGCGAGTATTCAGAGCAAATATCCATCGAAAACTGCAAACTGAATCGCGCAATAGAGCGGTTGGAGAAACTCCAAACTCTTTCGAATCCTTACGGTTAAAGCGTTGCCTTGAACGATGGGCCGCACATTAAAAATGACAGGAACCAGCCTTTCGGGTAGTCTGACTAAATAGAAGTATAGGAACGGCGTGCGGCTGTTCTACCAAGTTTCGGACATTAAGTCACCCGTTGCACGGGCGCGTGTCTGAAAGCCTCGGAAGGTGCCGCACGCTCCTTCCGAGGCTTTTTCTTTTTGTGCGGTCCTGACACTACTTCAAACAGGGCATCGGTCAGAGGCGGCGAGAGCCGGAAACTACAGGGCTTCCTCGGCCCGTCATGCACCATCCGCGAGTTTGAAGCCCGGATTGCACAGATGCCAAGACCGGGCATCGGAGCGGGATCGGTCCCGGCCCTCCGTCCACTGCGTGCGCGCGTGGGAACACAGGCAAAAAAGAGTTGGGGTCCGTCGTGACCGAGTTGAACCCCCAACGTCGTCGGCGCGGTTTGAACAGCGTCGGCGTGCAAGACGGCCCTTAAGCAGGGACCGTCCGAACCGTTTTGATCCATTACAAGAACCAGTGATCGCACGGGGTAAGCAAGCGGCCTCGCCATTCAGTTGGCGGCGGATGGGCAGATGTCCACGCGGGTCACGCAGTCCATGCCTCGAAAGTCACCGCCATACCGGCGAAGGGTGCCCTTGGGGTCGGGATTAGGCAGTATTGTGAGGTTTAGGAAAACCACTCACGCGGGAGACCGTGACGCTGCGTTCAAAAGCTGCCCCCTTCTGGGGATCGACCAAAGGCATGCTATATCCCCCTGACTCTCCTACCTCTGCCCGGATACTTCTCCGATTCCAGTGTGTAGGAGGGTCAGGGGGAATAAAGCTATCTTCTCTGGCATGACTGTTTGTTCTTATTTCATCAGTTCTTCAAACCAACTCATTCACAACGCAGAACGCAGCGACGGAGCGAGGCTTGCCCGAGCGAACGCGCAAGTGATGCCGGTGGGCGCCAAGCCCGCCGACACAACCCTTCGAACCCGCTGATCTGCCCCCGCCGCTAAATACTGGAAACCAGACGGAGGTTTTCCATGGCGGGAAATCATGGGGGCGCACGCCCCGGCGCAGGTCGAAAGCCCGGCTCCACTACCAGCGCGAATTCAGCTTCCAAGCTGCGAGAGCGCATCAACGAATCTCACAAGTCGATCATGACCAAGGACAACGTGCCCTTGTTCTCCGACGACGTGCTGAACAGCGATCCGCTCTCGACCATCGAACTTCTGCGGAAGGTCCACCTCGCCGACTTCCTTGAACACGGCGACATCGCGTCCTTGAAGGAAGCGGCTATGGCCGCTCGCGAGGCGGCTCCGTATTACCATTCGAAGCGTCAGAGCATCGAACAGGAAATCGTCAACACGAACCCCGCAGAGGCCAAGACCGACGCGGAATTGATGACCGACATTTTCGGTCCCGACGCTCGACCGAATGACGCCCGCGCTCACTGATCAGCAGCTTGATCAGCTTCGTGCGGCTCGACACCCGGACTTCCTCAAGACCCTGAATGCGGACCAGCAAGCCGCTCTGAAGGTGCTGCACAAGCGCGGCCTCAAGCAGGACTTGGAATATTTCGCGGAGAACGTCGCACCGGCCTTCGTCAAAGACCACGAAGACGCGACCCCGGCTCGCCATCACCGCCTGATGCTTCACCACCTCAAGCGGGTGGCGTCGGGCGAGTGCAAACGCCTGATGATCTTCTGCCCGCCGGGCGTGGCGAAAAGCACCTACGGCGTTCGAATTTTCACGCCGTTCTTCCTCGCGAACAACCCCAAGACCAAGGCCATTGTCACGTCGTCCAGCCAAAAGCTGGCGTGGCAACACAGCGACTGGATCAAGTCGCTGCTGAACATGAACGCCGACGCCCTCGGGACGCGGGCGGTCAACGACAGCCGCGAACTCTGGAATACGGACAACGGCTGCGAACTGCTGGCTGTGTCGTCGGGCCAAGCCTTTCAGGGCTTCCGTGCCGATCTGGCCTTCATTGACGACCCGGTAGGCGGGATCGAGGACGTGAAGTCCGACCAGCTACGGGACAATTTGTGGGAATGGTTCAACGCCAACTTGCTTGGCCGCGTCACCCCACAAGGCCGCATCGTCATCATCATGACGCGCTGGCACGACGACGACTTGGCCGGTCGTCTGATCAAGCTGTCGAAGGACAGCGGCGACGATCAAGACTGGACCGTGCTGTCTCTGCCCGCGATCTGGGAAGAGGAAGAGGACGAACCGGAATGGCCCAAGGGCCTCGGGCGCACCCACGGCGAACTGATCTGGCCCGGCTACCAGACCGCCGATTTCTACAAGGAGAAGAGGCGAGGGGACGAACTCACGTTCCAAGCCATGTATCAGTGCAACCCGCTCCCGCCGGGCGGCGCAGTCTTCCGTGCCAACCTGCTGAAGCCTGTCGATGCGGCCTCGGTGCATGTCCGCAAGATCGTCCGGGCGTGGGATTTGGCGGCGACCACCAAGCGCGGCTCTGACTGGACAGTCGGGGTCAAGATGCAGTTGGACAACCGTGGCCAATACACGATCCTCGATGTCGTCAGGATCAAGGGCGGCCCGGAAGAGGTCCGCAGCACCATCCTGAACACGGCTGCGGCCGATGGCCGGGGCGTCTACATCTCCCTACCGAAAGACCCCGGACAGGCTGGCATCAGTCAGGTCCGTGACTTCACCAACGCTCTGGCTGGCTACGTCGTGGAAGCCACCCCCGAGACAGGTTCGAAGGTTGACCGGGCGCGGCCCTATGCAGCGCAGATGAACGCCGAAAACGTCAGCATGGTCGTGGCGCCGTGGAACAAGGAATTCACGGACGAACACGCAGGGTTTCCCAACCTGAAGCATGACGACCAAGTGGACGCGGCTTCCCGTGCCTTTGGTTGTTTGCTCGATTTGCCAGCTTTCGTTCAACAACCGACGTGGGGCTACAGTAGAGCGATGACGCGATAAAGTAATAATCGCGTTTTTTCGCTATTAAATGGCAGGTTGCTGTCGTTCCGGGTAAATATAGTTAACCGGTGACGCTGCAATCGTCCCCTCCGAACAAGTCAGCACGGTCCCAAGTGGGTGTTGGCTCAATGCCTCGGTTCCTGATTGCAGTGGGGCCGGGGCATTATCTTTCGGAGTATATTCAATGGCTGATATTCACACGAACCAATTCCATACCGTTCAGCAGGTCGCCGCGACCATCGACGCCCTGACCACTCGCCTGTCGGACCTCCGTCAGCTTGCTGACCTGATGCAACGATCCGAGTCGATGGCCGCCGAACTCGCCGCACACCGTCAGGTGGCCGCCGTTGACCCGGAACAGCCGCGCTTGTCCGCTCTGATCAAACGTCATCGCAACGAGGACGGTCACCGCGTCGGGCGGGCCAACGCAGTCAGCGCACTGTCGCCGGTGATGGATGCGCCCCTGTCCCCGGAAACGATCCGCCGCACCCGTTCCATCAACCGGGAGGCGCAGTGATCCCCGCCGATTATGAACTGGCTGATGCTGACATCGCGATGCTTGGCGACCTGAAACGCTTCGAAAGCCACGCGCTCGATACCAGCCTGTTTCACCATCTGGACGCGGGCCGGTTGACCTACACGCCGCTTGCTACGGCTTTCGCTCCCCACTGGCACAGGGCCACCAATCCAGTCGGCTGGCCGAACTTCAAGCCGCTGGCGCACCGCGACGTAAACGTAACGGTCTACGGCTGTCTCGGGGAGGCTGCTGACTGGTGCGACGGGATGAAGTTCGACCGAAAGCCGTTGATCGTCGCCACGCCCGTCGAAACGGACACCTTCGAGCCGTCCGTCAGCATCAGCTACGTCCTGCGCTTCGAGCATCAGAAAGATGCGGCGATGTTCCGGCTGATCTGGTCCGACCGGGTTAGCCCGTGACCCGGTTCAAGATCGGTGCGATCACCGACGAACCCCTGTCAGCGATCTTCACATGGCTGCTGGAAAACGCAGACGACGCTTGGTCGGCATCCATCGGCAACGACCAAGACAACCCCCGCCGCTTCTGGATCAACACTGACAGAAAAAAGCTGGTCCTGCTGTTCAAGATGCGGTGGCGTTAGCTCCGGCCACAGTCGTTACCTACAATCCGTTCCGCCACCTGCTTCGCAAAGACGGCGGACACCTGCGGCTGCATCGCGCGCTTCGGATTCTGAATAACCATTCGCTCGGAGTTCATCGTAAGCGCGTTGGTCGCTGGCTGGCGTGTTGCTGCTTTGGTCGGAACTCGTCGAAGCGCATCGCCCGATGATGAATAGCACCGCGATAATCCCGAGAACCCAGAGGACTTTGTGACCAGATTTTTTGGCGGTGTTGTCGGCTGCGATTTTCTGTTGGTGGCTCTGTCGCGTTTCTTCGTAGCAATCTTCGCAAAGTATCGCGTCAGATTCATATACCGGGCGAAACCCGCATTGCCGACACAGACCCGACCTGCGCTCTTCAGCGGACATGTCCACCGGTGCCCGCATCAGACCTTCGCCGCCTGAATGATCAGGGTGTCCACAGCCTTGTCCTTGGAGCCGTGAACGTCCTTCAGTTTCTCAAGGGCGTCCTGCGCCTCGGGAGAGAGCCACACCGTGACTTTCTTCATCCCGGCTTCTGCCCGCTTCTTATGATAGGCCGCAGACGCAGCCCGCCGGGCATCCGTGGCCGAAACCTTGGGTTTGGATTCTGTCATGGCCTCTGCATGCCGCAGGGCCATCAGGTCCACAAGGTCCATGCTATTTCGCATCGCGCGCCGCATGCCATTGTTCAAACAGGATCGGGCTGAAAGCTGTGCCATCCTTCACAAGCTTTGCATGATCTCGCCGCGTGACCTCTTCACCCCAAAGGCAGAACGTATGGCGGGGGCGCGCGAGGGTTTGACCAAGGTGGTTTATCTTGCCGGTATATGACGGCCCACCAGTGCGGTGACGCTCGCTGTAGGGTTCATGGCCCACGGCGTGAATCTCGACGAACCAACTTTCCGACATGATCAGTTCAGACGCGGCGGTCATCAACATAGTGATGTCACGCTCGCTGCGAACGGTGACGGTCATTAGGTCGTGGTTAGGCCCGACCTTCCTAAACTCTGGTGCTTCAAGAACCCCGGTCAGCATGGCCTCAATCTCGGCTTTGCTCCCGTCGTATGCGTCGATCTGGCGCCAGTGGTCGGGATCATCGAGCGTTGCTCGAAGAACAAAAGTCACTTTCAACCGGAATTCGACCTTGGTCGGGTCAATGTCCGGGGAGGCGGGAATTACGTCATGGGTCATTGCGGCTCCCTTCAGTCGGCCCACACCGGACGAACGATGTAGCGGACGGCGCCGTAAGCGGCATCCTTGCGATCCGCAGCACGATAGGCGCGATCACGGGTCTTGAAGCTGTCCACGACCTTGGCGGTCTGGCTGTCGATCAGGTCATATCGGATGGGCATGGTCCTATCTCCCGATCAAGCTGCGACCGGGCCGTTAGCCCGCGTCATGAAGTCGAAATCCCAACCGGCGGCGAATGCAGCTTCAAACTTGCGAACCTTCGCGGCCGAAGCGACGAAGCCACGTTCGCGGCCTGTGTAGCGGCACTTCAGACCATCCACGATCAGACGTTCGGCGCGACCCTTCCACGGCCCTTCGTTGTGGGTCTGAACGATGAAGTTGCCCTTCGAGTAGCGGGCCGGGGTGATGGTGTAAGCGGCGGTCATCTGCGTCTCTCCGTATGTGCTGGCACATGTATGCTGGCACATAACGGAGAGGTCAAGCGGAAATATGCCAGCACATACGATTAGGAGAACATTTTTAGGAGGGTGCCGGTGCGCTTTGCCCAATCAAGATAACGCACCGTGTTTTTGCCTCGGATGATCTCAAGGTCGAAGCAGTAAGATTCATCGCCGTAGGGGCCACTGAAGCTACGCCGATAGACTGGCACCGAGTCGCGCTGAATGATTTGAACCTCAAACCACGGACCTTTGATGTTGAAGTCAGTGAACGCAGCATGATCGACTGTTATCGTGCCATTGTTGAACTTGGCGCGCGTCGTGCCACTGAAAGGTTCATCAGGATCAAAGCGGTTATCCGCGATGACAACACCCTTCCACAACTTATCGCCATTTTCCGGCCAGACGGCCTTGGCCAGTCTCGATACCGCCGGGTCATGATTTGCGGGGTCCAGAGCCAGCAGGGTTTTCACCAGATCGAGCGTCGTGGCGATGGTGGGATGATAGGGATTGTCGATCCGCATCACACAGCCTCCCAAGGCCACCGGCCATCCTCATTGGCCAGCATGCGGAACTTCGGTTCGTAGTGGCCAAGCGGAGGGATCACAGAGCGTCGCCCGTTGTGGAAGTGATCGAGGCCGCGTTGATCAGCCATGCCAGCTTCGAAGGCGGAAAGGCTTTCCATGCTGTCGAACACGACGGCGAACTGACCACGCAGCTTCGGACCCGCTGCAACTTTCGCACGGCCTTCCAGACCAGCCTTGGCGATCACCCGCGCGCACTTGGCTTGCCAACCAGAGCCAGCCACCAACAGCGTTGGCCACCGCTTCCAGACCGGGCCAGCGAAATCGGCATTCTTGTCAACGCCGTCGCGAACACCACCGATCCAATACCAAAGGTCGTCCCACCCGAGGCCAGCCCGTTCCGCAGCCTTCTGCGTCTCTTCCGATACTTCGTCGCCGTAGATGTAGAACGCGCGTTCCTCGCCCCACTCATAGCGGGCAGTTCGGGCAGGACCGTCAATCCGGTGCTGCAAACCGCCGTTGACCGTCGTGATACGCCAAGACTCTGACCGCCACTCATTCGTGACCATCCGCAGGGCAAGCCCGTCCTCGACACGGAACACCGTCGCAGACACGCCATAGCGCGGATCGAAGCGAACACGGGCGGTGACGCCCAAACCCTTCAGTTCTTCGGAAAGCTGATCAGCAAAAGCCTGATCCTTGTCCTTACCGAAGCCGTAGAAGATTTCGGTCTTGCCGTATTCGCGGGTCATATGCGCTCCGATCTGTTGAAGATAATGGATTGTCTCACAGCTTCCCCGGCTGTCATCCATAATGGCCGGGGAAAGATGCTTACCGGCCGTTAGTGATATGACGACCAGTAGACGGGGCGGCCTTCCCACAGCGAAGCCGAACGCGAACTGTCGATCCGAACCGAACCCCACTGGTTCACCCGGCGCAGCATGGCTTCCCCAACGAACTCGCCAGCCATCGGCACGCACTGGCCACGGTCGCCACCATCATCGGTGACGTTGCCCTTGATCTTGCGGACCTCGACCGACGACGCGGTGACCCGGACGACCTCATACCAATCGACGTTCGTTTGTTCGTAGCCCCACGAAGCACAGAGGATGTGACCCACCATCAGCTTGTGACCGTCCTTGGCTTTGGCCTTCACTTCAGCCTTGCGAGCGGCAATGCCAGCAGCCGAAGCGAAGTAGGTGGTGACAGCCTTTTCCCGACCAGCAGCCGACATGTAGCGGATGCGGAAATCAGGCTTGGTGCGACGACCGGCGAAGCCCATGGCGCAGGGATGACCACCAGCGTTGGTGTAGACGAACACCACAGCGTCAGAGCTCTTGGCGGTGATCTTCAGGGCGCCAGCGGGGACTTGGGCGGCGCGGACTTGTTCGACGGTCGTGGTGGTCATCGCTCGGTTCCTTCGTATGTGCTGGCACATGTATGCTGGCACATATCAAAAGGGTCAAGCGGAAATATGCTGGCACATACGAAAAACTATGAGGGACGATCCGCCATGCCGGGCAGGGGAGCCGCGCCAAACTCTTTGTTGAGTTCGGCTTTCACCGTGTTGATGTCCTTGCGGCTGATGGCGTGGAACTGGCCAAACACGTCGGAAACACCGGCACGAGCCAGAGGATCGCGGGCAAAGGAGTCAGCCGTAAACGGGAAGTAGAGCGAGAACGTCTCTCCGACCGCCAGCTTTTTGGGCAGACCGCCGCCGAATATCCCCACGCCAATTTCAGGCCGGTGAATGTCGTGGATCGGGCTGATGAAGGCGAACTGCGGTTTTTTGAACAGACCACGGCTGAACTTCACATTGAAACTGTGAACGGTCGTTTCAATCGGCCCGTGGTTGGTGATGTTGACCGCCACGAACCGGGGGCGATCCTCCGGCGCCGCAACATGGTCGATCACGACGATTGCACTGAAGCCCATGCGGAGCCGTGGCTTGGGATAGATGAACTTTGACCAGATGTTCCAACCCAAAGAGGACAGAGCCACCACGCCCGAGCATATCGATACGATCAACGCATAGTCGGCTGTGGTCATGATCTCCCCCCGTGATCGTGCAACGATGCCTTACCGGTTAGACTGCCGCCAGTCCTTGAACGCCTCTTGATCCTCGGCCACGCCCGCAGCTATGGCCGCTTCATGCTGGTCTTTCTTCAGAACCTCGCCCCATAGCCACCACGTTTCGATTGGATCGCTGTCCTTGGGGCGAAGCACACCGGCGGGACCGTGGAGCCGGTGGGGCAACCGTTGGCCATCGACCTCGACGAACCATTTCTCGACCCGAATGGCGTCACCGCCGACCATCTTCAGCCAGTCCGCGTCCTCATGGCTGTAGACCTCGACTTGCGTCTGAAAATACAAGTCGCCGGGTTCTATCTTCATCGCTTTGACCAATGGCCGCAGCCGGGATTCAAGCTCAACCGGGTCGCGCGTTGCGACTTGTGTGAACAGGACAAATCGGTTGGTCATTGTGGTCCTTAAACCGTCAGGGAAGGCTTCACGGCCATGTGGGGACGGTTGCCCGGAATAGACAGGGAAGGGCGTCCAGCAAGCGGAAATGCCTATTCACAGGCCCTCGCGCGCAACCCCGAGATTGAAAGAGAAATCAGATATTCAAGCGGCCCGTTTCTCGGCTCTCTGGACGGTCGTGGCGGCCCATTTGGCTCCCCGAGGCGTGGGGACACCCAAGGCGTTCAGATGGTCGGCGACCTCTTGCAGGGACATGCCACCAGATCGAAGCTTTTTGATCGTCGGCGCGACCTTCGCGGCATGTTCATCGGCTTTGGCCTTCACCACGGTCACAGCACGGTTGCGGGCAGAGTCATCGAAGGTTCGACCATTGCCCAAGCGGGTGATCACACGGCCTTTCTTGGTGACGTGGTGACCGTTGGCCGCGATCCTCGCCTTGATCGACCCGAGAGCCGCCTTGGTGCGCTGGCTGATGGCTGCGGCCTCTTGCTCGGCAACGGCGGCCATGATGTGGACCGTGAACCGCGACGCTGTGGGCATGTCCACGGCGATGAACTCGATGCCCTCTTCATGCAGTCCAGACAGGAAGTGGACGTTCCGGCTCAACCTATCGAGTTTGGCAATCAGCAGCTTCGAGCCTGTGGCCTTACACAGGGCGATGGCCTTGGACAGTTCGGGACGTGCGGCGATCTTGCCAGTCTCTACCTCTGTGAACTCTCCCGCCACCGTCCACGCGCCACCGTTGAGGAAGGACCCAACGGCAAGCTTCTGCGCTTCAAGTCCAAGGCCAGACTCCCCCTGTTTCAGGGTGCTGACCCGATAATAGGCTACGAATGACCCGTCCATAACAAACCCGCAATGTCCCTTGAAGGTTTGTTATGCCACCTGTCCTGCATGTGCAAGCATATAATGCGAGGACGGTCAGCAGCGATGGACAGGGATAGTCGGATGGTGGCGGATGCGTGTGAGAACCATTCGCAGGTCAGGGAGGGGGTGGGGTAGGTCTGTGGCCAGCGCGCGGCGCCCGGCGGCAAGCTGACCAACCAAATTTTCTATTAATTTTGATTAGACACGCACCCTCACGCATTAGCGCACGGTAGGGCATTGACGCAGGGGGCTACACTATGATGTAAGGGCATCGGCAACGCACTTCAGCGCGGGGCCGCCTCCAACACCGTTGGGGGTCATTTTAACCGGATAACGAAAGAGTTTTCCCATGCCCAAGACCGACACCGCCATCGGCCTGATCCTTGAAAGCCACCGCACGGAACTGCTGGATTACGTCAACAAGACCATCGACTCCTTGAAAGCCCAACTGGTCGATGACGCGGCGGCCCTCCCCAAGAACGACAAGGTTCCGACGCTGGAACAGTGCAAAGACCCCGCCAATAAGGACGGCGCCAACCTGACCCCCCGTGGTGTCGAACTGCTGTATCGCCTGTTCGATGACGGTGCCGGTTACAACCGCGCCTCGAAGGCCCTCGGGATCACGCAGACGGCGGCTCGCAACCGCAAGGGTCTGTGGGAGAAAAAGGAAGGCGGCCTGAACCGCGAACGCAAGTTCCTTGAAGGCATCGACAGCTAACCGACCACCAAGCCACCAAGACGAAGCCCTCGGAGCAATCCGGGGGCTTTTTCTTTGTCAGATGTCCAAGTGCCCAACCCGAGCGGCTTTAACTCCATAGTCGTCAAGACCAAGATAGCTTTTGGTCCATGATACCGGTGCAGAATTCCAAGGGTCCGCGACCGATTTCAATCGAGACGCTGCTTGTCGGCGTGATGTGCGTTGGGCTGTTTGGCGCGATCCTCACACTGCCCGACCCGCGCACCGTGTCGTCCTACTCGTCCAGCTTCGCTGCTTGGGATCAGGTCCGACACTTCGCTGCCATGCCAAACTGTGCGGCTGCTCGGGCTGTGGGTCTTGCACCGAGCTATCCGTGGCGTCCCGGCTATTGGAAGGCCCACGACCGGGACGGCGATGGCGTGTCGTGCGAGCCGATACCGAAATGGAAACGCCGGTAGCCTCTTCGCCGATACGCGCTATGGTCAGCCACAACTTGGAGTCGGGGGACGACCATGGAAGACAGCTACCCAACATTCTTCACATGGGTTTTGTGGATTCTGGCTGGCATATGCTGGCTGGCCGCAGTCCTATTCATCACGCCCGCTGGCAAAGGGCAGAAGGATCGCGGCCAGACGATCACGTCGGGCATCATGCTGGGCCTGATTTTCTTCGGGGTCAGCCTTCTCACTCACGGAAGCCGGTCGTCCGATAAAATCAAGGCCGATCTAAAGGCTGCGAACGAAGCCGTGGCCATCGCCCAACGCAACTATGACCAAGCCGACGCCGAATATCGGGCAATCACCGGCGCGACTGGCCCAGCCAGCGCGACGACCTACGCGCAGTGCGTATCGCGTGGTATGGCTTACTTCCAAGAAATCGAGTCGTGGCCGAAGTTGAGCGACGGTCGCGATGCCCGTGGTGTCGCCGCAGAGCGGTGCAACCGGACGACCGGGGCGTTCGACGGTCTGAACTGATCCTGATCAGGCGTCGGGGTGGTAGCTGTCCCGCTTGTGCGTGGTCATCAGCACATCGTCTTTCCAGATTTCGACATGGGTGAATTGGTTGGTCGAAAGCAAGGTGATGCGGGCCATGTCTTCCGCGTCTTCGTCGTCAGCCACGTCGATGTCGCGGGTCTCTGGGGGCGTGGTGGGGCCGTCATGGAGTTGCAGGCAGTATCGCGGCACGGCTGACCTCTTCCGGTAGAACCTGATGGATGATGGGCGGTGGATTATAGCAGCCAAGCTTGTTGGATAGCCAGCTATCAGGCCCGGACTTCCATCAGTTCGCTGATCCGCGTCGTATAACGTGGCGATAGGTTGGCCGCGCGCGTTGACCAAGCGGTGGTCTTGCTGATCCCGCCGGGTTTGACCGTCCCACGACCGTATTTCGAGTTCAGCCCGTCCAGAGCCGTCATCAGCTTCTCGGACTTGATTGGATCGACGGTTGGGAGAAGGTCGCGGGGCACATCGGCTTCAGCCTTCAAGTCCAGCAGGATCACGCCAGCCTTGGCGTAGCGTGGCCCCTGTTTCCATACTGACCGCCCTGCTGCTGTCGCTTGGCTGATGATGGCGAAGCTGTCCGCCGTTGGCTCGATGGGGAAGGCCCGTTGGCCGTTATACCAAGGCGATCCGTCATGGGCGTGGGTGTGCATGAATACCTGCATTCCCGAGGCCACCAGACCGTGCTTCCGGCATTTCTCGGCCGCTCGCAGGGCGTGGGCGGCAAGGGCTTCTCGCATGTCTGTCCACGTCTCGACGGGTCTACCGAACATGCGCGTGACGCTGACGGTTTTCTTGTCGGGCGTGGCTTCAGACATGGGCATGCAGGACAGGCCAAGGAGTTCGGCGTGGGTGCGCTGGCCGGTGACGGTCATCAGTTTCCTGACGGCGCCAGAGGGCAGGGCGGTAAACTGCTGGACCGTGAAGATGCCCATGTTGTTCAGCTTGGTGACCGACGCTCGTCCGATGCCCCAAATGTCGCTGATGTCCATGGCTTCGAAAGCTTCGGCCCTGATCTTGGCGTCGCTCATATCGCAGACGCCGCGCATGGATTTCTCGGTCTTGGCCCGTTTGTTCGCCAACTTGGCAAGGGTCTTCGTGGGGCCGATCCCGACGCAGGTGGGGATTTTGGCCTCGGTTCTTACCCGGTCGCGGACACGCCGACAGTGATCAACGATGCCCGGATCATCGTTGGGAAGTTCGAGGAACATTTCGTCTATCGAGTATGGTTCGACGTGCTGGAATTCGTCGGTCAGGACTTCGAAGACCCGGCGGCTCATATCGCCGTAGAGGGCATAGTTGCTGCTGGCTGCGATGACGTTTTTCAGTTCTGGCTTTCTCTTCGCCAGATGCCAGACCTCGCCCATTTTGATGCCGAGAGCCTTGGCTTCATCTGATCTGGCGACGCAGCAGCCATCGTTGTTCGACAAGACGACGACCGGTTTGCCGATCAAGCGCGGGTTGAAGGCCCTTTCACACGATACATAGAAGCTGTTGCCGTCGATCAGTCCGAACATCAGATGTCGGTCCTGATCAGGGCCGAAATGACCGCCCAGATTTCCACGTCTTCGGACAGAGGCAGCGGGGACTGATCAGACGGTTCGATCCACCAGCGACCTTCGTTCTGTGACAGGGTGGCCAGCACGACATCGCCGTGGACGAAGGCGACGCAAATCTTGCCCGACGAAGGCTCTGTGTCGGTCGAGACGACAAGGATATCGCCTTCGTGGATGCCCCTTGAGCGCAGCCCGTTGCCCCGGACGCGGACGGCGTAGCGTTGGGGCCGGGTCAGGTCGAGATAGTCAAACAGGTTGGGCACGCCTTCGACGTGATCCTGCGCCGGGCTTTGGAAGCCCGTCGTTTCGTCCCCCTTGTAAGCCTTCTCTCCCATATGAGAACGTATGGGGAACATTCGGAGCGGCTGGCAAGTGCGATTGACTCGCACCCTGTGGGAAGATGCCTGTCAACCGAGGACGAAACCCTGTCGGTCAGGCCACTGGCCTACTCTTCCTTGAAGTCCGCGCCCATCGTCTCTTCCATCGTCAGGCCCGCTTCCGATCCGGCTGTCATAAAGCCGATGGCGCACAGCATCGAGCCAGCTTGGGCCGCTTCCGATGCTTGCTTGGCTTCGTTGACGGCCGAAGGGCGCACATCGCCGTTCAGCACTTTGGACATCTGGTCGAAAGCCGAAGCCTTGGCATAGTAGGCGTTGCGGCAGGTTTCGATGGCCTCTTTGAACTTGGCTCGCTTGGCGGACGGGATCGTATCGGGGACCGAAATGCGCCCGACGTTTGACGCGGCCTCTGAACAGATGGTGTCGGCCTGTGTGACCTGCGAATACAGGTCATAGACGTTCGGGTTCCGGCGACCGGCGACATCAGCAACGTATCCAGAGGCGGTGTCACAGCCCGAAACTTGGGTCGCCACCTGCGTCCACAGGCTTTGGGCTGCTGCGGCGATGGCGGGCTTTTGAGCGGCGAGAGCGGCGGCGGCGCGTTCGTTGTCTGCCTTTTCCTGACCTGCTTTATCAGCAGCCGATTTCTCGGCGGCGGCGGCCTCGGTGGCTTGGCGGGCTGCAAGTTCTTCCGGCGTAGGTTTCGGCATGATCGAACCGGCGATTATCAGCACGACGAACGAAATGCCCATGCCGATGAGGGCGCGTTTGCGTGTCCCCATCTTCACAGCCTTGATCGGCCTTATCAGGCAAACGAAGGCGAGAACGAAGCCTATCATCGCCGCAAGGCCAAGCAGCCCACCAACCGTTTCCATGAGAATCCCCCTCCGCATCCAGCGGTTGCGGGAATCTGGTAATCTATCGTTCGCTGATCGGCCAGACCGGATTTCACGCCTCGGCCCTAAATATCGGTATGAATCCTCACGTCTTCGTCTGCGCTCTCGACTACTTTCAGGCCGCTGATTTTTTCACCTTCCTGATCGGCAAGGCGGTCAACTTCCGAGACATTCGGGGCGGTGGGGATCGTGGATTTGGCCGGTGGAACGGTGAAACCGTCGCCTTCAGCCGTCTCGGGGGCGAACTGACTGATCTGGCCGACATCGTGATGGTCGTTGAGATCGCGGACACCGAGGCGGCGGCCCTTTTCAAGACATTCTGGTCCGAAAATGCGGTCCATGTAGGCCCCGAGGACCAAGAAGAGGCCCTTCGCCGCAATGAATCGACAGAATACGACTGACACCGACAGCTAACGGGTCCGCCCCGATAAATATCCGATGAGGTTTCTTACGCCAAGTCGGGCCAGTGTTGGCATGTCTACAGAGCGGGAACTTCTACAGGCTCTGTAGAGGATACGCATGTCGTTTCAGATTATTGCCGCAAGGCACCCCCACGATAAGGATTTCCCTCGCGCACACGGCGTAAACGTCCGTTTGAGCTTGTTGAACGGGACGTTCTATTCACATCAGCCCTATCCGTTCCATCAGGAATATGCCGGGAACGAATACATCCCGCTGCATGATCGCGCGCCGAACACGCACACGGGCACGAACCAGCTTCGCACGGTCATTGACGACCATGTGTCGATGCTCTTTGGCGATGGTCACTTCCCCGAGGTGGACACGGCCAACGCTGTCGTTCGCAAGGCGACCAAGGACTTCATCAAAGACGTGGGTCTGGTCGAGCGCATGCGTGAGGCGGCCCGTCTTGGCTCGGTTGGCTCTGTCGGCATCCACCTGAAGGTTCTTCAGCGTCCGGGTGGTCCCGCGCGCATGTTCGTGGACGTTCACACGACCGCCTACCTGACGCCGGAATACGACGAATATCGTGGTGCCCACTACATCACCTTCGAAAACGGCGTTGCCCAAATCGTCCGCGCTCCGCTGGACGTTCTGGGTGGCTGGATCAGCCAAGCATGGGTCTACATCGGCGGCTTCGCTGCTCCCGTGGACAAGCTGGCTAACTCGGCCAACATCCCGACCGCAGGGTGGGCGAGGCGACTGCTACAAATGCCCTGAACCGGAACGCGGACTTCTCCCGTGGCGTCGTCACCGGCCAAATTCCGGCCAACTGGAACGACTGGTCTTCGGGCAGTCTCAACTCTCTGACCAACGGCCTCGTCTCATCGTTTGGCCTCCGCTTTAATCTGGCTGCTGGTCAAGATCGCGGCATCTCTCAAAACGTCACGTCGGGAAGCCCCGGCTGGCACGTCGTCGAATCCACGGTCACTCTTGAGGCCGGTTCTTTCCCCGGCTCTGGCGTCCTGATCCAATGCTTCGATAGCAATGGCGTCGAACAGTCGAACGCACAGCTTCGTTTCGCCGAACAGCCTGACAGCACCGGCGCCGTTCAGGGCAGCGGCTCTGTCGGTCGCACCTACCGCTACAGCTTGCTCTTCAATGCACCAGTGACGGTTCGACAGTTCAACATCTACGCAATGGGCGGTTGGTCTGGATTTGGGTCAGTCGCGGCGAAGTCGATTGTCTTCCACGAAGCCAAAATCCGCATCGCCACCGCAGCGGAGATTCAGGTGGGTGTGGCCTCGGTCGGGACCACCCTGAAGGCTCGGATGGACAACACCGACACGGTGATCCTCAACTTGCCCGCGAACTACGCCGCAGCGTCGTCCTTCAACTCGATCAAGACCGAAGTGGAAGGCGCCCGAAATGGCTCTGGCTCTCTTGGCTCGCAGCTTACCAGCATGCGCCAGACCGTTACGGACGGGCTGAACCTGAAAGTCGATGCCACCGAATACAACACGCTGAAGGCCGAAATCACGAACGCTCGGAACGGTAAGCCGTCCGTGTCTGCGCTGCTGGCTGAAATGCGTCAGGCCACGGTCGATGGCGACAACGCCTCGGGGCTGCGCCTGAACACCATGGAAGCGGCTACACGCTCGCTTCCGAACCTGATCAAGAACAGCGACTTTACGAACGGCCTGACTAAATGGGAACGTGACGGCGCGGGACCGGCCAGCGACATCGGAACTTACTATCACGCCACCCTTGGAACGATTGGGTGGATCAAGGGCGCGGTTGGCTACATCGCGTCGGATTTCTACCCGATCAATTCCGGCGATGCGGTCAGCCTATCCTTCGAGGGCGACCGTGGCGGCGGCGACGGCAACGCCTCAATCCAATGGCTCCCCGGCTACGCACAAGCCGGGCACGTCGCAATCCCTACGACATGGGGCGTCCGCGCCAAATCGGAAAACAACGTCGCTCCCGCAGGAACGACGCACTTCCGCGTGGTTATCGGCAAGGGCACGGCGACCCAAGTCCACTTCACGCGCGTCAAAGCTAACTATGGGTCTGTCGCCACCAACTGGTCGAACGAAGCTACGGCTTTCGACACGAACGCTCGGATCGGCGAGGTCGAAAGCGTTACATCTAACGGCACATTCGCGACCGCGACCCGCGTCAACGATCTTCAGGCGACACTTCAGACCCGTAATAACCTCTGCCCTAATGGTAGCTTCGAAAACGGCCTAACCGGTATCACTGGACCGGCTGGTCTGTTCGTCGCGAATAATGGGTGGGGGCCGCATGCCATCGCCTACAATCCGGGCGATCAGACGCATGTTGTCAACTTCCCGAAGTTCGACGTGTTCGGGAGCAACTATTACACCATCAGCGGCGACACGATCCTTTTCGCGTCGTCGGGGCATGTCGCGTATCTGGACCTCATCTTCTTCGACAGCGCGGGCAACGTCTGCGGTGATGGTCCCGAAAAGCCGATTTATAGCCAGCACGATTTCAGCAACGCGCCATCTCGTCTGCAAGAACACGCCATCGCGACGCTGGCGCCCTCAAACGCAGTCAGGGCGCAAGCCCGTGCTGTCTTCGGCGGGACCGGCATCAACGCGCTGGGTGTCCGCCGGGTCAAAGTGGAAATGGGCGGCCTTCCGGCCACGCAATACACGTCAGAAGCCTCTGACGTTCAGACGACTGCCCGTGTCACGCAGACCGAGAGCGCGACCGCCACTCTCAACGGTAGGATTTCGGCTACGGCTGGCCTGACGGTCCAAGCTGGCACGCAGATCGCGGGCATGAAAATCCATGCCTCTGACGGCACTGACACGCCAGTCTCGGCCATCGACTTCCAAGCTGGTGTCCTGCGAGTTTGGTCACCTGACCAAAACACCGGGATCGCGCCTTTCGAAATCCGAAACGGAGGCGTCCGTATGAAGTCGGCCTTCGTGGACCGTCTGGCTGTTGGCACGTCGATCACGCTTGGCTCGGGTGTTCCGTGGAAGGTTGCTGTTCAACCTCTCGATCTGAACGTCACCGATGGCCAGAACGTCAGCTTTGGCTTTGACCTCGGGAACAACCCGACGCTGGCTTTCGCCGGAAACAACCTCGCTCCGCTCAATGCGGGCGAGACCTACAGCCTGTATGCCGAAAACCTGTCGCCGACTGGCTTCATCGCCCGTCTGAAAATCTCGACGCCAGCCACACCAGCGAACCTCGGGACCGGCTGGCTCGGTGCGAACGCCAACGGCCCGACCAGCCATCACATGTTTATCGACCAATACGGCGGTCGGTCTACGACGGGCGGCTACAACGTCCGGGTCAACGGCTACAATCGCATCTATCGGAACCGGTTCAACACGCCGCCGAACCAGCCCCAGCCTGAATACATTTACGATGATCCTTCCGAGACTCTGAACGGATCAACCTACATCACCGTTTTCGGATGGAATGGCGGCGCGTGGGTCGAACTCGATACGATCTACATTGAGCCGTTGTATATGTCTGGGACCGGCTATTCGGACCAATACTTCGACGTGTCGCAATCAGTTCCGACCGGGACCAATATCTCTCATATTGGCGTTGCGGTGACGTATAAGACCTATGCTGAATCTTATGTCGGAAGCCTCGCCGTGGATTGGCAAACTCAAGGGTCCGGTGGGGGCCTCCGCTCGGCCACGCCGAACGGCCAAGTGTCCAGCGTCACAATCCGTCCTCGCTCCTAAATATTGGTATGACGACGCTCTACACCTACGCCCGCTATTCGCTCGAAGCCGACTGTCTGGCGTTCGAAACCGAAGTGCCCGAGGGGCTGCTCGCTTGTGCGTGTGGGCGCCTCCGTTCGGCCTCCGAACTCTTTGACGCCAGCGACTACGACGAACTGGTTGGCGACTGGCGTTGCATCATTTGCTTCTCGGCAATCGACCGGGCCGAAGCCATCGCAGCCGATCAGGCAGCGGCTCCCGCGCCGTCGTGGTCGCCTGACTGTCAGCATGGGAATGCGATCAGGGCTGAACGCTGGCGACTACTGATGGCCTCTGACTGGACAGAGTTTCCGCGCTCACCACTGACCGAAGCGCAGCGGGACGAATGGGGCGATTACCGTCAAGCGTTGCGCGATCTGACGGCGACGTTCGCCTGTCCGACCGATGTCATCTGGCCGACACCACCAGCCTAAATATTCCCATGACAACTTCCCCTGAAACCTACCCGCAAACTCTCGAAGAGGCGCAAGCCGTCGTGGATCAGATCGCCGCTGCTGAACGCCTGAAGAACCTCTACGAACTGGATGTTCTGAACGAAGCGACCGCCGCTCTATCCGATTTGGCTGAAGACGCTCGGGCTTTGCTTGCGCCTATCGCCGCTCGCTCCATCGCCTCGGAAGACATTGGCCGCCTTAACGGTCTGCTTTTCCAGATCGACCAAGCGTCGGCCTCCGCATTGAACCGGGCCACGCAGTTAAAATACGTCCTGAACGCACCGCCTCCGACGCCGATGCCGGTGCTTCCGACGCCCCCCGCGACCTGAACCGGCTTATCAGCCCCGCCGATAAATACTGGCATGGCTGACCTCTCTCACATCCACGGGCAAGACTTGACCGTTTCGGCGACCGGCGGGCTGCTGCTTACGAGCGGCACCGAACACGGTCAGCAGCGCGTCATCCGCCGGTTGATGACCAATCCCGGCGATGACCAATGGACCCCCGAGTATGGCGGCGGCGCACCCGCCTTCGTGGGTTCCACCGCCTCCGCTGACCGCATCCGTGCGGCCTTCCTGAAGCAGATGCGGATGGAAGCCACCGTGGACCAGTCCGTCGCACCGAGGGTCACCGTCTCCGCTCAACCGAACGGCACGACCACGGCCACGGTCGAATATCGGGATGCCCAAGGCGTCACGTCCCGCACCACAATTCCAATGGGGGACCGCTGATGGCTCTTGAACTTCGAAACCACGATCAGATCGTCAACGCGGCTGCGGCCATCGCACAGCAGTCGTGCCCTGATTTGACCGACCTGTCGCCCGGCTCTTCGTTCCGCGCCTTGCTTGAGGCCGCAGCCTTCAACAGCGAGTGGCAACAGTTCCTGACCGTGGCCGTGCTGCGCCAGACCCGCGCCGCGACCAGCCGGGGTGAAGACCTCGATTCCTATTTCGGCGATTTCGGCCTGACGCGCCTCGGTGCTGTCCCGGCCTCGGGCGCCGTCACCTTCAGCCGCTTCAGCACGACCGGGAACGCTCTGGTTCCGCTCGGTGCCATCGTGAAGACGGTAGACGGCACGGTGTCCTTCACCGTCGTCAAGGACACGGCGAACCCGCGTTGGGACACTGGCCTGAACGGCTACACCATCGCCGGTGGCGTCGCCTCGGTGACTGTCCCTGTCGCTGCGTCCACGCCGGGAGCCTCGGGTAATGTCCGGGCTGGCACCATCACCATGATCGCTTCGGCCATCCCCGGCATCGACGCCGTGGCCAACGCTGCTGGTTTCCAGAACGGGGCTGACGGCGAAGCCGACGAAGCCTTCCGTGCGCGCTTCACGAACTACATCAATACCCGATCACAGGCGACGACCGGCGCGGTCGAATACGCCGTGGCTTCGGTCCAACAGGGCCTGACCTTCAAGATCGTCCAGAACGTCGATGCAGCGGGCAACGTCGCCCGAGGGTCGTTCGTCATCTTCGTGGACGATGGCACAGGATCACCGCCCGATGCCCTGATGTCTGCGATCCATACAGCCGTTCAGGCTGCGGCTCCGATCAGCATGCCGTTCTTCCTCCTTCCGGCGAAGGTCGTCACGGCCAACGTCTCGGTGACGATCAAGGCCAAGCCCGGCTACTCGAAGGCATCGCTGATCGGCGCGGTCGCCGCTGCGATCCAAGACCACATCAATACCCTCGGTGTCGGCGAACCCCTGTCGTTCTATCGACTGGCCCACGTCGCCCAAGACACGGTTGAGGGCGTCCAGAGCGTCGATACGCTGCTGCTGAACGGACACACGGAAAACCTCGGCGGCGAACCCAACCAATCGGTGCATGCCGGTAGCATCGCGGTGTCCTGATGGCTGTCGGGGATCGTGATTTCTTCAAAGACCTGATGCTTCACCACCAGCTTCCCACGGGCTGGTTCGATGAAGACGGACAGGTCATCAACGCCGTGTTGGACGCGCTGGCGACGGCGCCCGCGTTCGACTTCGACCAACTTCTCTACGTCGCGCAGCAGAACCGGTTGGCCACCGCCACCGAGATGAACCTTGACCTGATCGCCGAAGACTTTTTCGGCAAAGGCATGTTCCGCCGACGCAAAGGGGAGGGCGACGACAGCTATCGTAGCCGCATCGCGGCCGAACGGCTCCGTCCCCGCGCGACCCGCCAAGCGATGATCAACATGATCACCGATCTGACCGGCGTCGCCCCCGTCATTTTCGAGCCGGGCAACGTCTCCGACACGGGGAGCTACGGCTACGACATGGCCTATGGCGAGGCGGGCGCATACGGCTCGCTGAACCAACCCTATGAGTTCTTCATGACCGTCACCCGCCCCTTGGGGCAGGGCATCCCCGACGTGGCCGGATACGGCTCCGACGATGGCGCCTATGGCGCGGGGAACATCGAATACGCCTCCCTCGACAACATCGAAGGCGAGGTCACCGACACCGAAATCTATCAGTCCATCGCCCGCACGGTCCCGGCCGGGGTGACCGCGTGGACCGAGATCAAGAGCGGCACATAAGCACCGCCCGATAAATATAAGAAACGACAGGACAGCTAATGGACCGCACAATTGTTTACACGGGGGCGATCCCCCAAGACGCCGATATCCTTATCACGAACCGCAACATGGTCCGTGCCATCGGGCATCTGGCTCGGGGCATCTGGGGCACCAACAGCGTCGCCGCTGGTCTGGACGCCACGCCCGCTTCGCCTCTTTCGCTGAACTTCCGTATCGGTCCCGGCATGGTCACCGTGCTTCAGAGCATCGACGCCACGTCCTATGGCTCTCTGGCCGCCGACAACAACCAGACCGTCAAGGTCGGGTCCATCGACAGCACCACGACTTTCCCGGTCGTCGCCCCCACGACCGCCGGTCGTTCGGTGAAGTATCTGGTTCAAGCTGCATTTGATCAGCAGGACACCGACAACAAGGTTCTGCCCTACCGCAACGCCGCCAACCCGGCGCAGCCGTATGCTGGCCCAGCCAACTCGGGCACGGCTCAACCGACCGTGCGTCGCGAGACGGTTGCCCTTCAGGCGAAGCGCGGCACCGAAGCAGCGACCGGCTCCGAAGCTGTCCCGGCGGTCAGCGCGGGCTATGTGCCGCTGTGGGTGATCACCGTTGCCTTCGGTCAGACGACCGTCACGGCGGCTCACATCACTTCGCACCCGGACGCTCCGTGGACCTCGAAGCTGACGGACCTGTTCGCCAAGATCGACAGCCCCACGTTCGTCGGCACGCCCAAGGCTCCGACGCCTACGACTGCGGACGGCATCGCCACCAAGGCTTACGTCGATGCGATCCTGTCGGGTGCTGGCGTATCGGTTGCTGCTGATCCCAACACCATCGCAAAGCGCAACGGCGCGGGCGCACTGGTCGCCACGTCGTTCATCGGCAAGGCGACTTCGGCTGGCACAGCGGACACCGCGAACAACGCGACGAATGCCCAGAACGCCGTCAATGCACAGACTGCCCAGAACGCGGACAACGCAACCAACGCGGTGAACGCACAGAATGCCCAGAACGCTAACACCGCCAACACGGCGGGTTCGGCCACCACGGCTGGCTCCGCTACTCAAGCCGCAAACGCTGCGAAACTCGACAACAAGAACGCCTCGGTCGCCACGGCGGCTGACACCGTGGTCGTGCGCGACGCGGGCGGCAATGTGAACGCCAACGTCTTCAACGGTCGTGCGACCTCTGCGGCCTACGCCGACTTCGCCGAACGCTTCGAAGCATCTGAAGACCTTGAACCGGGCGACGTGGTGTCCTTCGGTGGTGACAAGGAAATCTGTAAAGCCGGTTGGTCTGGCTCGGTCTTCGGCGTCGTCTCGACGGCACCGGCCTATCTGGCAAACGCCGAAGCTGGCGACGACAAATCCCACCCGGCGGTCGCATGGCAAGGCCGTGTCCCGGTCAAGGTTCTCGGCCCCGTCGAGAAATTTGATCTGCTGGTGATGTCTTCGATCCCCGGAGTTGCCTATGCCGCGAAGGATGCTGTTTCGACCGACGTGTTCGGCCGCGCTCTTGAAGACAAGGCTTCCGAAGGCGTGTCGCTGGTCATGGCCGTGGTGAAGGCTCGAATCTAATGGCCGTCATTTCCGCAGCAGACCGGAACGCCTTGGCGACCGCATACAACTCGCTTCTCGGCACCAACATTTCGATGGTGACGCCCGGCGCCGTGATCGACGACGCCGACTGGACCAGCATGTATGACAAGGTGAAAGCCGCCTGTGATGCCGCAGGGCGTCCGTGGGCAGGTCCGAACCGCGCCAGCCTTACCCTCGGCCTTCCGATCACGCTTCAGGCTTGGCCGATGCCGGGTGATGCGATCCCCGACGCCCAAACCCTTGGCTTCGACCGCACAACGTCATGGACTGCCCCGAGCGGTGTGAATTCCGTGATGTTCAACTGGATCGTCGCCGGTGGCGGCGGTGGCGGGGCAGGAACCGAATACGGCAATGGCGGCGGCGGCGGCGGCGGCGGATCGGGTGGCTTTGGCCGCTACATCGAAGTCCCCTGCAAGCCGGGCGACAAGTTCGTCTTCACCATTGGGGCAGGTGGCATTGGTGCTGCTACCCCGACCGTCAACGGCAAACCAAGCAACAACCTTCCAGTCCGCGACGGATCATTGGGAGGCCAGACGACTGTCACGCAGAACGGCGCCGTGATCTTCACCGCCACCGGCGGCGAAGGCGGCATCACGTCGAGGAACACCAATCAGGCGGCCCAAGTATCACAAGGCGGCACTGGTGGTCTTCCGAGCGGCCTGACGGGTCAGCTTGGCCCCGGTGGGACTAACGACCGCGCATCGACCTTTGGGGGCGGTGGGGCGCCGGGTCCGACACAGGGAAGCTTCGGCGGCGCCGGTGGCCTTGCTGGTGGTGGTGGTGACCGCGTGACCGGCGCATCGGCTGGGAAGGCCGGGGTCGGCCATGGATCGGGCGGCGGCGGTGGCGGCTGCAAAGATCGCTATGACGGCGGTGGATATTGGTTCGGTGGGCAAGGGGCCAACGGCTTCGTTGAAATCACCTTCCCGAGCCAAAGCGCAGTTGGGGGAACCCCGGCCGCGATCAATACCACCTACAACACGACTGCGCCGGTGACGGCGGGTGGTTCGACCGGCGGTGGCTACACCGGCGGTAGCCGGGGAAATGGCCTCGAAAGCTTCGTTGTCACGATGCAGAGCGTCTGATGACGACGGCTTCAGACAACAGAATTGGCGAGCGTATTGCCAGCCTTGAAACCGAGGTGAAGGGCATGACGACCGCTGTCGAGAAACTGACCGGGAAGTTCGATGAACTCGGGGACAAGATGGCGGACAAGATCGCCACCGAGGTCGCCCATTCGAAGAACAACATTATGCAGGTGGTGAACACCAAGGCTGATGAGGCCATGACCAACCATCGTCTGACCAACCTTGAACGGGATATGGCGACGAAGGCCCCGAACGAATCTTTCAAAGAGATTCGCACCTTCATCATCGGCGCGTGTCTGCTGGTGCTGGTCGCGTTCGGCGGCGGCGTCACCGCGCTGGTCTTCAACTCCAACAGCAACACGGCCAAGACCGAACGGGCGGCGCAGGTCCAGCAAGTTCCGGCGCCTGTCGTCGCGATGGTGCCGAAATGATCCCTTTCATAGCCGCAATCGCAGCCAGCCCGATCTATTCGAAGCTGGCTGGCTGGACCGCCATCGTCATCGCGTGCATCGCCATCATCTGGATCGGTGCGGCGCACATCAACCATAGGGTCGAGACGTGGAAAGCCGGGGTGGTCGAAGCCGCCCACGCCGAAATTCGTGAAGAGCAACTGAAGGAAGGGCTTGCCCACGCAGAGAGTGTGGCCACCCTGAACCGTCGCCTCGCAGAGAGCGAAGCCCGGTTTAACGAGAGGGCCGCAGCCCGTCAGTCCGCCATCGTAAGCCAGACGCGGACAGCAGAGGCCAACGTCAGGCAACAGATTGCAGAAGGCGACATCGTTGCCGGGGCACTGTCACCGGTGACCTTGGCGGCCATCGACCAGTTCGAACTGATGGAAGCGGATCGCATCCGGGCGGGCCGATAAATACCGGCATGAAAGCCCTGATCTGTCTCGCCCTGTCCGCCCTTGTCCTCGGGGCATGCGCCACCGCTCCCACGCCCACCGTCATCACCAAGACCAAGTTGGTCCCGGTGTCCGTGGACCACGATCTGTTCGGTCTGGACCTCTGCCCGTCGTGGCCCCGGAAGGCGGACTTCATCGTCGCCGGGACCGACGAAGAGGGGCTGTCCTACCTGACGGCGGGCTATCTGGCCTACCGATGCGAGCGCGAGGCAAGAATTTCTGCGGGCGAGCGACAGCGCGAAATCGAACTACAGATCACCCGCGACGGGGCCGCGCGCCCCTGACCGAGGGACCGGGACCAACTACAGATTCCCGATCCTGAATACTCACGGCAAATCCTGTGTATTCGCGGTGCCCGCCGTTGTTCAGGCGAGGCCGTGACAACCACCCCTCCCGGCCTGTCCGCGCCCGCCGTTGTTTGGGTCGGGGAGGTGCGAGTATTTGCCCTCTCCAAAGCATCGCGGCTATTTCGTCGCCAGTATTTGAGCATTATAGGCAGTAAAAGGCGCCGATAGACAGTCTTGGGCAAGAAAAGTGCGCGACAATGCTTGACGCCAGCGCGGGGCCGCGTATGTTCAGGTCATCGGCGGCGGCAACGTCACTGATCCGGGGCCGCATTGCCCCGGTGTAAGCGTAAATCGGCTACCCCGGCGGCCCTGTTCTTTGTCTTCCACCTTGGAACAGGGCCGCCATCACTCATAGGAACTCAAATGGATACCTTTATGGTCCCTTCGGACCAGACCGATGACGTGCGCCTTTGGTGCGCCACCAACGCTCCGACCGCCGTCATGGGGGAGGGGGCCGTGTCCCTGAACTTCGAGGACAGTTTTTTCTTCCAAATGCGCTGGTTCCCCGGCTGCAAGCTGATGGAGCAAGGCGTCTGATGATCAAGTCGATCACCGAAAACACCGTCGAAGTTTGGCGGCACACAAGCAGCGAGTGGAAATCGGTCACCGAACTTCATCTTGAGATGGTCGGGATCGAGCCGACCGTAGCGATTTCGGTCGATACCGTGCGGAGCCAGATCAAGGCCCTGACCGAAGCGGGCGTGCTTGAGCGCGCCATGTTCTACGAAGGCGTCCCCAAATACCGGACCCATGAGAACATGACCGGGGAGGCGGGCAACCTTTGCATCCGTCTGAACCGCCAGATGGACGCGACCGGCGGGGACTACCCCTATGGCAAGCGCGCAGGGGCCTTGTCGGATGACCCGCGCCGAACTCGAAGCCGCCTACGACGCGATGAAGGCCCCCTCGGGCAATCTCTCTTTCATGGTCAACAACACCGAAGCCTATCGCGCGCAGCTTCGCGACATGCTCCCCGGTCGTCACTGGATCGGCGCCCACAACGACGGGCAAGCCCTGATGAGCGTCTATATTCCCGAGGATGCGCGCCTGATCGCCATGTGCATTTTTGCCGGTGATGACATTCAGGACGGCACGCCGCCGCACCCGATGAAGATGGATCACTACATCGAACACTGCCGAAAGCATGGCGAGTTCCCTTGGGACGCGGGCGAATGACTACGGCTACCAGACCCGCGCCCGAGGAACTTAAGGTGACGCAGCACCAAGCTGCGGTGTGGGATCACATCACCGAAGAATGGCTTACCGTGGCCCAGATTCACGGCCTGATGGGAGTTGGGTCGGAGCCGGTTCACGTCGCGCTGAACACCGTCAAGAACACGGTGAAATGGCTGCTGGACCTCGGTGTCATCGTTCAGGCGCCAAACATTACCCCGGCACGCTACCGTTTCGAAAAAGCGATCTGGGATGACGATTACGCCGGGCGATATGCCGTGGTGCTGAACCAAGCGGTGACCTTCTACGAAGGACTGGACGAATGACGGACGAGTCCATCGCGACCATTGCGGAAACCATCACCGAAGCCATTGAGGCGCGGGAGAGCGCGCATCGAGAGGTCGCGGCGGTCGCGACCACGCTCGATATGATCTACCGTCTTCGATACGACGCGACAGAGGCGGCAAAGAGAGCCGACGTAGCCCCGGTGAAGGGCCTGTGGTTCCTGTCGCCGGTCACGACCCGAGACAACACGATCCGGCACGTTCGAAAGAGCATGAACGCCATCGTGGGCATCGGCCACTGGTGCGAATTCGTGGATGCCGATGGACCCGGTTTTTTGGTCACGGGCGACCGCATCGCCCTCGCCAGACTTGTGGCGACAGAGGATTGGCAGGTCTGCCCGGCGCCTCTCGTTTTCGTCCAGATGGCGATGGAGCAAAATCCGCAGCCCTACATCTGGCAAACGATCTGATGGCCCGCAGCTTCGAAGAGACGTTCATGCAGCCGGGGCAGAAGACGTTCTTCAGGCCCATGGGCGACGACACTGTGGTCCATAGCCAGACGACCACACAAGACGGGAACCACATTTGGAGACACGTCGATTATTGGCCCGAGGCCACCGCCATCGAAATCAGGATCGCGCAGCCGTGCGACCGGACAGTGGTGATAGACGGCGCCCACCGAATGCCCAAACTGGCTAAATAGTTGTGCCGGGAGAGGTCATAGGCTCCCGGTATTCTCCGATTGTGTTGTGTGGGGAGGTCGGGGTTCGCCCCGGCCTCCCTTTGCATTCCGCTAAATATTGGATGACACCACGGTCCTGTAAAAAGAAGGGTGCCCTTGGCCAGAACAAGGTCCGCGACCTGTTCCGCGCTGTCTGGCACTGGCTTCATCCCGACGACATCACGTCCGCGATCATGGGCGCCAACGGCGCCGACATCGTGCTGACCCCGGCGGCGCGGGCCGCTGGCGCGAACTACAGCGTCGAGGTCAAGAAGCGCAAAGCCTTCGCCATCCTGACCGACTTCAAACAGGCCGCCCGGCATCATCCTGACCGGGAACCCCTGCTGTTCTTCGAAGAGGATCGGGGGACGCTGATGGTCCTGATGAAAGCCAGCCATTGGGCCGATCTTGAGCGGAGGGCGCAGCGATGATCCGGCGCGTCCTCGCAGCGATCTGGTCCGCGATCCTCGCGATACTCTGGTTCATCAACGTCTTGGAACCCCCGGTGAAGGACTGCGCCCCCATGCTGTCCCTGTCGAAGGTCTACATGTGGCTGATGGTGCCTCTGACGGTCGTGGCTGTCCTGACCCCCGGCAACGCCGACATGGTGGTGGCTCTGTCTGGCATGTCCCTCGGGATCGGGAACTATGCCTTCCGCCGGTTCATGCAAGTCAAGACCAAGACCGGCGGCTACGCCTTGGCTCCGGTCAAGGAAGAGGACGACGCAGCGGCGTCCTGACGGCGAATAACGGCATCCAAGACGGCGTTGGCCTTTTCATCACCGTTGAGCATCCCGGCGCGGATCGGCGCATTCATATCGACCTCCGTGCCATCGGACAGGGTGACGGTCGTCAGGTTCTTCGTCAGATCGTATTCCGCGATGATGTTGCCCGAGTTGTCGAACTTGGCCCCGATCATCCCCCCGGCAAGCGTCAACGAAAACGTCTTTTCCGGCTCGCCACCGCCTCTGTCCTCATAGGCGCAGCGCACTTCGGCCACGACACCCTTCAAGGCGTCCATAACCTTCAGACGGGCCGCCTCGCGCGTTGCCTTGTCCGGGCTGGCAATGGCGTCACGCATTTCCATGACCCGGCTGGCGTGTTCCGCCGGGCTGACCCACCCTCGGGCCTTGGCCAAGGCTTGTTCAAGCGGCTCAAGTTTGGCCGTGGCTGTCTTCAGGGCCTCGCTCAACTCGTTGAACCGGGCTTCGGCCATCGGGTTGTCAGGATGCTTCAGATAGATGGCGTAGGCATTGCTCGCCATCGTGTCTGCGTCGGCAATGGCCTTCTTTTGGTTGGCCACCTGATGGACCAGCGACAGGCTGTCATCAGGCCGTTTGAAGTGCCGATCATCGAGCGCACGGGTCAGCACGACATCGAGGGCTGCTTTCTCGAAGGGATCGTATCGGAACGTCTGGTTATACGGGCATCCACGGTGCTGGTTTGCGTTCGAACATTGGTAGGCGCGGGTGTTGTTCGGGAGGGTCCGCAGATACATGCGGCTCTCGCAGTGATCACAGACGATCAGGCCAGAGAACAGGTTGACGGCCTTGCCGGATTCGCGCCCGCCGGTCAGCTTGCGCCCGGCCAACTGCGCCCTTGCCTTGGCCACCAGTTCCGCCGGGACAGCCCGTTCGTAATAGCCCGGATGGAAGATGCCGGGGGTCTTCACCCGACCGGGATTGTTGCCCCCGGATAGGTAGTCGCCTTCCGCAGCAGGGGAGGTCAGGCAGTAGCGGGCGTTAGATTGATCCCAAGTCGAGGTTCGTCCCCACGTCGGCACCTTGTCGTCATTCAAACGCTTGGCGATCATCCGCACACCGAGGCCATCAGCGGCCAACTGGTAAATCTTCCTGACCGTCGCGGCGTGGTGATTACAGACAAGACGACCGTCCTCGGTGATGTCGATCCAGCCCGGCACCTTGCGGGTGATCAGCGGGCCATCTTCGAGGTTCAGCTTGCGACCCCAAGCCTTGCCCACCTTGTCCGAAAGGTTCTCCGAATAGTCGTTTGCGGCCTTGGCGCCGATCAGGACTTCGAGCGAGTCCGCGAGGTTCTTCCCGTCGAAGCTGGCTTCGTCATACAACTTGTCAGGGGAGACGGTCGCGAACAGCACCCCGGCGTCGGTCATGTCCTCCAACCAGCGGCGGGTCTTCTTCACAGGTTGCCGTGAGAGCCGGTCCAGCTTTTCGACGCAGATGATCGTTCCGGGTGAAATCTCACCGGCGCGGGTGCGGTCGGCCAGCTTCCCAAGGTTGCCCGAGTTCAGGTGGTCGCCGGTCCACGCCGAACGGCCCTTGTCCTCGATTTCGTCAATGACATTCCAACCCTTGCGGAGGGCGAACGCGCGGCAATCGTGCTGCTGACGCTGAAGGCTATCGCCGTTCTCTTGTCGCTTGGTCGAGAAGCGAAAATACAAAATGCAATCGGTCATGCCCACCGGAATGACTGATGTAGAACCGGTTAGCAAGGCCAGCCATGTTCGCAACCTTTGTACGGGTTGATGGAGCGGTCGAAGCCGATGTCGGGACTGTCGTTCCGGGCGATGATGGTGCGGGCGTGTTCGGGCGTGAGGGTGGTGCGCAGCGGCGCGGCCTCTGCGTCGTCGTTCGTCCAGCCGTCGTCGAACGACTCATGCTGCTCGGGCTCGTAACGGCCTGTGGCATTCGAACGCGCGCCTCTTCCCTTGGCGGATTTCATGAGACGGAGGATGGATCAGAAAAGAGAACAAAGCAAGAACATTTGTTCTGCATGTCGTTCGCAACAAGCCAAACATAAGACACAGTTTCAGTTGCTGTATGGATATGGCGCCGCTAATGGCGAACCTTAGTCGAGGAGTTTCGCATGACGATCAGACATCTGGCGGCCCTGTCCCTTTTGGCCCTGCTGGCCGCCTGCAACCGTCCGGGCGAGGCGCCGGTCACGGCGCCTGCCGCCGAGGCCGAAGCCGCCGTGGCGCTGAAGGCGCCCGCCGGCGTCTATGCGCTGGATCCGACCCATGCGAC